GGATCCAGGGCCCCGCTGGTTGCGATGGTGCGCTTGAGGCGTTCGACGGCGTTGCCGAAGCCGTTTAATGCGGCCTGTATGCTATCGCCGGCCTCTTTGGCGGCTCCGCCGAATTCGTCGCGCAGCTGGGCCGCAAACAGTGGCAGGAAATCGGTGGCGAGCAGCTTGCCGGTAGAAAGCAGCTTGTCCAGCTCTTGCGTGGTCACGCCGGCGGCGCGGGCGGCCACCTGGAAGGCGCCGGGCAGGCGCTCGCCTAACTGACCACGGAGCTCCTCGGCGCTGACCTTGCCCTTCGAGATGATCTGCTCGATGGCGGTGAACGCGCCTTTGGTCTGCTCGGCGCTCAGACCCATGGCCGCGGCGGCCTCGGACACGCCGAGGAAAATTTGCCGAGTCTGCTCGCCCTCCAGGGCGGTGCCCCTGGCGGCGGCGGCCAGGCCGACAAAGCCCTGCTCGGCGGCCTCGAGGCTGAGACCCAGGCGATCGACGTTCTCGCTGATGAACCCCAGCGCCTCGGAGGCGCCCTTCGCGCTACCGGTGGCCAGCTTCAGGCCGCGCTCGACGCGGGTTAGGCTGGTGGCGGTTTTCAGCAGGCTGGCGCTGACCAGGCCGAGACCCAGTGCGGCGAAGGCGGTCTTTAAGCTGAATAGCGCACGGCCGAGGCCGCGCAGGCGGGAGGTGGTCTTCTGGCCCTCCTGGCTTATGGATCGCAGGGCCCGTCGTACTTGGACAGCGCCTCGCTTGGCCTGGCCGCCGTCGATCTTTACACCGATGACCTTGGTCGTCATTTCCGCTCCTTTGCCTTTCGCCTCTCCCGCGCCGACACGGCGTTTAGATAGGTCGTATCCAGGCGCTGCATCACTTCAACGAATCGATGCGGGTCGTCCTGCGGGTAGAGCTCCAGGTAGCTGCGGATCTCCACTAGCATGATTCCGCCCCACGAGCCCTGGCCAATCTGCCGGGAGCTCGATAGGGTCCAGTACGCGCTGAGGAGGTCCTGGAGGGTTGGGTCCTCGACCTTGGGCCGATCGCGTAGGGCCTTCGGTAGATGGCCCTGCTCGCGGGCTACTTCTTGGAGCCAGCTTGCTTGATCGCCCCACTCGACGACCCATTCGATAAAGGGCGCAGGTCCTCCACCACGCCCGTAATCTCATCCTCGCGGAAGTAGTCCTCGTTGTAGGCCAGGTTCACGACCACGTCCAAAAAGCTCGGCAGCGCATCAAAAACCTTCAGGGCGTAGTCGGGCCGGTAGGGCACCTCCTCGCCGTCGATCGTCACACCCGTCCAGTCGATCAGGATGGTATGGGCGACCGCGTCCTTCAGAACTTCCTGGGTCTCCTCCTCCGTCATGCCCCCGCGTCGCACGCGCAGCTTGGTTCGCGCCTGCTGGATGTGCTTCTTGTAGTTTGGATTGTCCATGCGGGCGATTTTCAGTCGCCCGCCATCGTCCTGGTCAATCCAAACGCCATCCGTCGACTTGGGGCCGTCGGTGTAATAGTCCAGTAGTTCCATGGTGGCTTTTCCTCGTGGTTATTTTTACGCCGCGAAGCGGTCAATCTGCAGGGTCCAGGTGTCGGTTTGATCGCGAATGGCCTGGAACTCCATGTCGATCACGACGTCCTGGTCGATGGCGCCGGCGACGATCTCCTGGCTGATGAACTTGATCCGCGGCAGCGTCACGATGTAGGTGTTGCCCGCGGCGTCCGCCACCCGGAAGTCGATCGAGGTCTCGGTGCCGGCGAGATAGGTGTCGACGAACGCACCGTTCTCGAAGTAGACCTGCAGGGTGCCGGTGATCAAACCGCGCCCGGCGCCGACGTCCACGTTGCCCAGGTTGGCAATCGCTTTAATGCCCCGCAGGTTGTTGTTGATGGTCGTGCTCAGGCTGCGAATGAACACTGGCGAGGCGATCTCGGCCCCGTTCTCGCGGATGCTGGCCACGTTGCCTACGGCGTTCATTACGTCGGTCGTGCTCGCGGCCGTGTAGGGGCCAGTGCCGGCGGTGCCCGTGTCGCGCACCATGTCCTTGCCGAGGAAGTCAAAGCTCGAGGTCAGGATCTCGCCCACCTCCAGGTTCAGCGTGGCCTCGTTGACGATGCAGCCGGCAAAGGTGTGGTACTGGGTCTTGTCGCTGAAAAACTTCTCGATGGTGAAGCTCGATTCGGTGGTGCCGTTGACGATGTAGCCGTCGTTGTCGATGGTTACGCTGTCGCCGGCCGCCTCGGTGACCAGGATGCCGCCGGTAACCACCAGCTTGGTGGCGGTGACGCTGGTGACACGGAAAAAGCCGTTGTTGTCGCTCGGGTTGGTGGTAAAGCCGACAACACGAATCCACTGCCCGGCCACGTAGTCGCCGCTCCAGTCGCCGGCGGCCTGGTTGAATGAGTTATCGGCGTTCGCCGCATCGATGTTGGTGCCGGCCGTTGAGCCGGGCGTTGCCCAGCCGCTGGAAAACAGCGCGCCTTCGAGCCAGTCATCATAGGTGCCGTAGCTGAGCTCGGCGTTGATCGGGCCGGTTGCGTCAGCGTCCACCTGCACCAGGTCGGTGATCTGGCGATCGCTGCGGATCTCGTTGCTGACGATGTTGGCGATGTTGAAGTTCAGGCCTTCGCCCGTGGTTCGGATCTCGCCGAATGCGACGGCGGGGATCACGCCCCAGCTAACTTCGCTCGCGTAGGCTAGTTGTACTCTACTGCTATCACTCATGGGGGATGTCCTCCGTTACAGGTACGCGTCGCGATAGAACGCGACGTCCACGTTGGTCAGGTTCCAGCCGCCGTCGATCTTGCCGACTTCGACGACGCTGGCGGCTCTGCAGGTAATGCCACTGAATTGCTGTTGGCGAAAAATCGCGCCCACCTGGTCTGCGATCGTTCTCCCTGCAGCGTGGCCGTCCCGCGTCGGCGTGAAAATCTGCATCGTAATCACGCCCAAATTGCGGAACTGGGTTGTGGCCGCCCCACCGAGGCTTGCCTGGTCCTCTCGCGCACCGCGCACAAGCAAACGTACCCACGCTGCGTCGTCGGGTTGTGCGACGATGTTCCGCGTTGTGGGGTCAATCACCGGGCCGCTGTCGTCGATGGCGACCGGGGTTCCTGAGTAGTTGTCCAGGAACTGCTGTTCGATCGCCGCGAGCTCTGCTTGATAAGTCACAGCAGGTCGGCTCCGGCCAAGGCCACTTTCAGCACGCCCTCGGGCGCCTTGGTGTGGCTCCAACCTTCCTCAATGCGCACCGCGTAGGGGAGGCCGTTAGTCAAATACAGCACCGGATATAGATTGTCGGCCGGCGCCAGGGATGGGGCTTTTAGCGAGCTGCCCTGCGGGGGCTGCTTGCTGAACTGCGTTGTCTCGTCGAGGTCGGGCGAGTTCTCGTTCAGGTTCCAGTTGGCGCGGTAGCGACCGGTGTCGACCGGGCTCAGCTTGGTAACGTCCGAGTAAAGGTCCAGGCCGATCTTGTTGACGATGTCGCGCACCGGCAGGCCCAGCTCGCTCACAATCTCGCGAACCGCCTTGTTGATATCGGTCATGTCGAAGCTGATGCCTTCGGTCTCCGCCATCAGGCGGCCTCCGCGCTGGGGCGGCGTAGGAACATTTTCCACAGCAGCGCCGGGCCGCCGTCGGCCGGGCCCACGGCCACCACGTGAACGATGGTGTATTCGTCGGTGCCGCGCAGTACGCTCATGCCGATCTGCGGGTCGAGGGCCGGCACGTCCTGAGGATCCCACAGCGCGACGGCGTCGGTGATGCGCACGATCGGGTTCTCCAGGTCCATGCGCTTGGGCGAAACGATCACCGCGTTGATCGAATAGCCAGTGGTCGTCCTGGTCACGGCGCCGGTGGTCGCGTTGTAACTGCCGGAGGTCTGCTCGCGAACGGTGATGGCCTCCTTGAGGTTGCCCACCGTGGCGAAGGCGTTGGCCACACCGGTTTGGATGGTCTCGCGTAGGCCCATCAGGTTCTCACTACGCGCATGGCGAATGCGCTGGTCAGCAGGTAGGGCTGAATGATCGCCAGCACGCTGTCCGGCGTGCCCTGGCTTTTCTGGGTCGGGTTGCTGCGCTCGGTATCAAACTCAAGCTCGATGACGTCGACCTTCAATCGCTCCAGGCCGGCGCTGCCGGGATCGGCGGTCACATCGCCATCGCGCAGCAGCACAAAAGCGTACTCGGCGGTGGCATCCTCGAGAAAGCCGGGGATGGTGTCGACGGCCAGCGCGATGCCGTCCAGGTCGTAGATGCTTTCGCGGGGCCAGCGCAGGGCGCCGTCCTCGAAGTACTTGCTGCCCTTCCATTGCAGCAGGTCCAACAGCCGCGTGGCGTTCTTGATGGCAGTCTCTTTTGTGGCGGTGTCGGCCGCGTCCCAGGCGTCGTTGTCGACACGGTTGATGTGGTACGCGTCGGCGTCCGCTTCGCTCACATACCCATCGGCACTAGCGCCTCCAGGGGTCGTATCGATTGCCATCTATCGTCCACCTCATGCGTCGCATAGGTATTGCTTGCTGCCGCGGTCGAATATTCGTTTGTCCTGGTAGTACTGCTTCAGCCCGTTGTACCAGACCATGTTGTAAGGCGCTTTGAGGTCAAGCTCGGGCTTGCCCGCCTGGTCTGCCTGGTCACCTGGTGCACTTGCTCCGGTGCTGGCTTGCGCTTCACCTGCGGCCTTCTCGTCGCCCAGGTTGGGGTAGTTGTCGGCCGGCTGTCCCGTTGCCGCACCGCTTTTGCTCGGGGGCTTTCGGGCGACGGTTGTCTTGGTCGTTGGCATGGTGGCTACTCCAGTCAAAGATCACCCCCGCGACCGTCACCAGTCGCGAGGGATGCCGGCCTTTAGTTGCGCAGGCTGATCGTGGTGTCGAACGATGGCGACGTCCCGGCCAGAGTCCAGGCTGCACGCAGGAACTCGTGCTCGGCCTTGAACGCCATCCGGTGCTGGATCGGATCCACGCTATCGTCGATTTGTGGGAACGAAGCGATCGGGACCGGGGTCGTGAACGCTGCGTCGATGGCGCCCTGGATGGCGATATCCATCGTCGGGCTGGTGCCGGTGATGCCGGCGGCATCGACGACCACCTCAAACTCGGCGCCCACGCCGACCTCGATGGCCGTTGTGGTATTGCCGCTACCCACCAGCGTTGCGCCTTCGGTGTCGGTGAGTAGTGCATCGACGTCGAAGCCGTCGCGGCGGCGTTGTACTGTGTCAGGTAATCCCATGATTGGTCTCCTCTAATCCTGGTTGTCGATTACGCTATCGCGTTGGTGATGCCGTACAGGCGGGCAGCGCAGTCGCGGCTCGCGAGTACCATGCTGATGTCCCACTCCACGCGGGTGCGCATCGCAGGCTTGCTGTCCAGCTCGCCCAGGTCGCGGACCATCATGCCTTCCTCGGTCTGGAGACCGAAAAAGTCCTGCTCGGCAGCGGCGTTGCCCATACGCACGGCGTAGAGGCTCGTGGTGTCGAAGGTCGCATCACCCGGGTCCTCGTCGAAGTCGAGAATCTGGCTGTAACTTTCGTCCTCGCCCACGTTCAGGATTGGCACGTTGGCGTAGGTGGTCACCTGGCGCCCGAAGGCATCGACCATGGTGTTCACCTGGGTGTCGGCCCGCAGCAGCTTGGTCAGCAGCTGATGGCCGCCGTCGCCGCACAGGAGCGCGTTCGCGCCGGGACATGCCCGTAGCAGATCGTCGAGCGCATCCTGGGTCAGCGCCGCGCCGCCCGAACCCATCAGGATTTTCTGGCTGCCGGTTAACCGCTGGTTGAGGCCGTCGAACTGTCGGGGGTTGGTGCCGCTGTTGCCGTCGAATAGGATCTTGTTCAGGTAGCGGGCCATTGCTTTGACTTTCATGGCCTCGTGAGCCGACCGCACGCCCTCGCCACGGGTGCGCAGGATGTGGCTGTCCACGTCCAGGTCGCCGCCGGCGATTTTCAGGGTCTCGGTCTGCGGGTTGATGATGCCCGTCGACTCGGTGAAACTCTCGTTAACGCCACGGAAAGCGACGCCGGGCAGGGTGCCCTCGAGGTTGTAGGTGTACGCGTTGCCGCGCACGTTCAAAAAGTCCAGGCGCTCGAGTATCACGCTGTTTTCAGCGAACACTTCAATAACGCCGGCGCGCAGTTGATCTTGGGCGAGCTTACTCGCCTCCTGCAGGAGCAGTGCCATGTCTTGCCTCCGTTCCCTCGATGCCGAGGGGACTGCTGTTTCAGGTCGTCTGCAGTCTTGTTAGTGCTCGCGTGCTAGACGCATGCGCTCAAGTCCGCGGACGTTCTCATTACCCTGCACAGCACCACTGTGCCCGGAGTTAAATTGTCGGCCGGCACCGCCGCCTTTCGAGGGTTGGAACAAATGTCTTGCTCCGCCCTTTAGTTCCTCCATAAATTCACCGGGCATCTGGCTGCTCTTGCCATCGGCCCCGTAGAGTATGTTGCCGTCGCCGTCCTTTGCGACGACCGCGTCACCCTCGAGGTAGAATCGCTCCCGGCCTCGTCGAATGACATCTGGAAGCGCGTCGGCCAGGACCCCGGCCTTGCTCGCCTCCGTGGTGAGTGAGTTGTCGATCAGCACGACTTCCAGCCGGCTTTTCAACTTGTCCCGCTCGTCGGCCACGGTGCCCATCTCGGCTTGGTGGTTTTCCTGCATCTTGGAGATGCGCTTTTCCAACTCGCCGGCGATCAGCTCCTCGACCCGATCTTCTTCGATCATCTTCTTGCGCTTGCCCTTCTCGTGTTGTGCGAGCAGGTCCTTGGCCAGGTCTAGATCCATCCCATCGACCTTCTCAGCGAGGGTCGTGTACTTCTCGTTGTATGCCTTGCGATCATCTCGTTCATGACCAAGGGCGCTTTTCAGGCCCGTTACGTCCTCGACATCATCAGCATTGTATTTGTACCTGCCGTCGTCCTGTTGCTTGTAGTACTCCCGCAGGTTCTCGGGAAGCTCCTCGAGTGCGGTTACGAATGCTTTCAGTGTCGTGGGGGGCATTGCTCGCCTTGTGCGCTAGATTCTTGACGCAACAGTAGCATGCGATTGCAGATTCGTACAACCCAGGGAACCCAGGGAACCCAGGGAACCGGGGGCTCTGTCGCAGCTGTCGCAGCTGTCGCAGCTGTCGCCACTTGTCCGCGCTTGTCCGTGTTTGTCCGTGTTTGGCAATGGCTTGGTAATGCTGGTAAGTACGTGGCATTAAATGAAAAATTGCTTGGTAATCGCCTGGCAAATGCGT